AACATTGAAACGATTGAGTGAACTACTATGACATACAAAATAGTACCCCTAGCCCCGATTCCCGCGCAAACCTGCAAGGTAGTACTTGGCGGGCAGAATTGCAATATTACCGTGTATCAAAAACCTGAGGGGTTGTTTGTGGATATTAACGCTGACGGTATTGACATTGCATTGGGTATTATTGCAAGAGATACCGTAAATCTAATTGCTCGGGGCTATTTGGGCTTTATTGGGTCGTTATTTTTTATCGATACTCAAGGTACGTCTGATCCCGAATATAGCGGTTTGGGATTGCGCTATCAATTGGCTTACAATGGATAAAAAACGACTCAAGCTTGTAATCACAGTAAGCGACAAGGCGATTACCCTTGAGGGTTTTCGTGCGATTGTTGATATTGAAAAAGCTGGCGGTGTACAGATGAGTACACTACGGGCGCGAGTATTTGGGGTGTCTCAAGCGGATATGAATTCGGTAACTACTTTACAATGGCGCCCAGGTTGGAAAATTCCGAATACCGTTGAAGTTTATGCTATGGACGATAATCTGGTATTTGCAGGGAACATTGTAAACGCATGGGGGGATTATCAGAATATGCCACAAGCATTTCTGCACATTCAAGCACAATCGGCATTTTATAACCAATTGATCCCAATTCCACCCAAGAGTTTTAATGGTGGTATCAAAGCAGTCGACGCAATAGAGCAAATCTGCGGAGATTTGGGGTACACGTTCGAAAATAACGGGGTTGACACGGTGCTGACTGATATGTATTTGCCCAATACAGGAATGGAGCAAATAAAGGATATCGCACGGGCTGCTAACTGCGATGTGTATCTTGACGATAACGTGCTGGCAATTACCCCAATAAATTCCCCGCGTGCCGGGGATATTCCGGTTATTTCTAGGGATACTGGGCTAGTTGGTTACCCTACATTTGATAGTGTAGGGGTGAATTTCTCAGTATTATTTAACCCTGCTATTGTATTTGGTGGTACTGTAAAATTAGAGACTGATAACATTCACGCTGCCGGGGAATGGATTGTAACTTCGATAACGCATAGATTAGAGAGCGAACGCCCTGGTGGGGCTTGGTTTTCATACATTAGGGGGAACGCCAATGGCCTCGCCATCACCTCAAGATAACGGCGTCCCGGTAGGGCAGTTAAAAGCGTTCTCCACGTATGGGGAATTTAACAATTTGGCATTTATTATTAATCAAGCCATTGGTAAATTGCAGACTGCGACGCTAGTACGAATTGAAAAATGCACAAATGATGGCGGGGTTTCCCCGGTCGGTTTTGTGGATGTAACCCCCCTTGTGAATCAAATCGATACCCAGGGTAATCCAACCCCGCACGTTACAATTTACAACGTGCCGTATTTGCGAATACAGGGCGGCAATAACGCTGTGATAATTGATCCACAACAGGGGGATATTGGAGTTTGTGTATTCGCGTCACGGGATATCAGTAAGATTAAATCGACCAAGAAACAGGCGAACCCTGGAAGCTTCCGGCAATATAATTTTTCAGATGGTATGTATTTGGGCGGAATGCTTAACGCTGCCCCTACTCAGTATATACAATTCAATGGGGATGGGGTTACAATCACAGCAAGTGCCGTTACAATTAACGCAAATGTTACGGTTAACGGGTTTATTCATGCGACTGGGGATGTGACAGGTCAAGGCACTAGCCTACATACTCACAAACACGGTGGTGTAACAGTGGGGAGCGATCAGACAAGTGTCCCGGTTTAATACGCTAATACTCGATCAAACTGTTTGGGATTTGATCATCGACAGTAATGGTAATATCGGCATGGCTAGCCCCCCGTATGCGTTGTCTCAAGATGTCGCGAGCGCTATCAAATTATTTATCGGTGAGTTGTGGTACGATACAAGCAAAGGTATTCCATATTTTGATGAGGTTTTAGGTCATATGCCACCATTATCACTACTAACCGGATATATTGAGAGTGCTGCATTAAGCGTGCCGGGTGTCGTTACTGCAAAATGTGTCGTTACAGGTTTAGTTGATAGATCGGTAACCGGGGAAGTCCAATTTATAGATGAAGCGGGTGTAACGAATGCCATTAACTTCTAGCGTCCCCTCAATAACATTCACTCCCGCCGGAATAGTACTCCCGACAGAACCGGATATTTTATCGGGTGTGCAAACTGACATTGACGCGGCTTTTGGAGGCGGTCTCAATCCAGCATTGGAAACCCCGCAAGGTCAGATAGCATCAAGCGAAACTGCGATAATTGGGGATAAGAATAATCAAATCGCCTTAATAGTTAACCAAGTCGATCCACAATATTCTGATGGGCGTTTTCAAGACGGAATCGCCCGGATATATTATCTCAATCGAAAACCTGCCACATCGACCAGTGTCACGGCTACATTGGGCGGGGTGTCTGGTGCAGTTATTCCCGCTGGTACATTAGCGCAAGATACCGGGGGCAACACGTATGCACTAACAGCTAATGCTACAATCGGTATAGGGGGCACTGTAAATGCGGAATTCCAAAATATTAAAACAGGCCCTATCCCATGCCCACCGTCGTCGCTCGTTACAGTTTACCAAGCCGTCTCAGGATGGGATACAATTACAAACGCCGCTGCGGGTACACTTGGGCAAAATGTCGAATCTCGCACAGATTTTGAATTCAGACGAAAAAATTCAGTAGCATTAAATGGGAAAAGCACGCCGGGAGCTATTTATGCGGCAGTTTTTGACGTGGCTAATGTACTGGACGTCTATGTAATAGATAATCCTACAAACGCGATTGTAAATGTTGGGTCTACAAGTTACCCGGTGGCGCCCCATTCTGTTTATGTTGCTGCAATTGGCGGAATTGATGCAGATGTTGCGGCGGCTATTTGGAGTAAGAAAGACGTAGGCTGCGATTATAACGGCAATACTTCGATCACAGTAACTGACCCGAGTGGGTACAGTTATCCGCAACCGTCCTATGTTGTAAAATTTGAGCGTCCTAGTGCCCAAGCCATAAAATTCGCAGTTTCTATTGTGAATGACCCTTTACTGCCAAGCAATATTGTAGCGTTGGTGAAAGCTGCGATTGTTGCAAGATTCAATGGTACAGACGGTACATTACGAGAGCGTATCGGATCGGATATTTTCTCAAGTCGATATTATGGGGCGGTGAGTTTGGCGTATACCGGTATTGCTATCATCAGTATTTTGGTCGGTACAAGTAGCCCCACTCTCACACAAGTTCCTATCGGGATTGATCAGAAGCCTACCCTAAGCGATACAGATATTTCGGTGACTTTGGTATGATAGATGTCGAAAAAACCATCATAAGTCAATATGGGAATAGCCCCACAATTACCCAATTGATTAGATTTATGAATGATTACATAGATCCTCGTGCCGATATTGACAATTTTTTCGACTATGTCTGGAATGTAGACACCGCTCAAGGATTTGGCCTCGATATTTGGGGGCGAATCGTTAATGTCGAACGGTTGCTCAATGTTCCTGCTGATACCCCGAACCCCGGCGCTTTTACATTTACACCAGGGAATTATTTATTAAATGATACGCAATATCGTCGGGTTATTTTAGCGAAAGCTTTGGCGAATATCACAAACGGTACGGCGGCGAGTCTGAATCAATTATTATCCAATTTATTTACCGGGCGTGGTCGTTGCTATGTGAACGATATGGGTAACATGACCATGCGACTCACATTTGAATTTTATCTCGAACCTTATGAATATGTAATGATGTTAAATAGTGGTGTTACTCCCCGCAATGCCGGTGTATTATTGGACTTATTGCAGGTTTTACCATCCGGCACATTTGGGTTTAGCCAGAATTTGATATTACAGCCCTTTAATCAAGGTACGTTTTACACAGCTTAATTATGTCAATAACAACACCTGCCAATTTAACCAAACCGTTTGCGGTATCGGGGTCTAAGAACACTATCCCGGTAGCTACCGCTTCCCCAAATGCATCATATACTGACGGATTTCCAGCGATCACTATGTTACCCATTCCGTCAGGGGGCGTACCTCCTGACGGTAAAGATTTTAATGGTATTTTCTACAGTATAACTACCCACACAATGTGGGTAAATGCAGGTGGGCAGTATAAATTCGATTCGGCATTATCCACAGCGATAGGCGGTTATCCTGTTGGAATGGTTTTGCAGAATAATGCAGGTACGGGCAGTTATGTGAGTGCTGTTGCGAACAATACTACTGATTTCAATTCCACGCCGTCAT